CGTAATTGCTGGGTACACTTGTGCGAATGGTTGAGGGTACAGTTGCCTGTATGATATGGTACAGTTATATATTGTGTGTAGGGTACAGTTATTTAGATTGCGCAAAGGGTACAGTTGGTAATCTATTTCTAGTTAACTATAAAATGATTTGGGTACAGTTGTTTTGATGATTGGTTTTAAATCGCAATATTAACAAAAGAACTTTTCTCTCTGTTATTTAGCTGTTTAAAAATCGCGACTCTACAGGCTTTAAAAACCATTCAATTCATTGCTTAGCTTTGCCATGGATATAAACGCGCATGCTATTACAGTGCTGTACAGTTGCATTTAGATAGGTTCCTAAATAGGAAGTACAGTTATAAAAGATTGCTAACCACTTGTTTTAATTGAGGTCTAAATGTTTTTAAAAAGGAAGTGTTCAGATCGGTTAATTCAATTACGATAGGAAAGTTTAAAAATAAGTAAATATGTATTTGCGCATTTAAGTATTATAATGCTAAATTATCTGACAACAAAGGAGGCCTTATGCCAAAAATAATATCGTTGTTAAACCAAAAAGGGGGTGCTGGTAAAACCACATCAAGCACCAACATAGCTTCGCAATTACATAAAAGTGGCCATAGTGTCCTGCTGGTTGACTTGGATGCCCAAGGCAGTGCAAGTAAGTGGTCAGCAGCTAAAGGTGAAGATGAAGACACATTCCCAGTAATTGCCATGGGTAAAAATCTGGCGCGTGACCTACCACGCATTGCGCGTGATTATGACTACGTGATCATCGATGGTTCACCACAAGTGTCTGAGCTGGCAGCTGTGGCTATCAAGGTATCTGATACCGTTATTATACCTGTTCAACCTTCGCCTTATGATGTTTGGGCCTGTGCTGATTTAGTTGACTTGATAAAAGCTCGACAAGAAGTTACTGACGGTAAACCAAAGGCCGCGTTTTTAATAACTATGGCCATGCAAACGCGAATGACATCTGAGGTTCGTGAGATCATAAAGGGCTACGAATTACCTTTACTTCAAAATTGTACTCACCGTACAACCTTCTATACCGAGACAGCTGCTAAAGGCTTAAGTGTTATAGAAGCAAAAGCAACTGAGTCAGCGCACAAAAAAGCGCAAGAAGATATCCCAAATATTACCGCCGAAATTGTGGAGTTTACCAATGCCTAAAGATGCCAGTTTTTCACTTTCACCAGGTGTTAATAAGAGTGATGCCAAGAAAAAGGCATTAGAGATGGTTTCGAGTGTCGATAACTTTATGAGTAAAGACAACATTCATAAAGCGAACGTAGAGCTAGACCGCCAAATATGGAAAGCTGTAAAGCAACTAACTAACGACACACGCACACCAGACGATAAAGCGGTTTCATTCCGCTTATTAGTAACTGAAGCGCTGGTGGACTTGTTTGATAAGTACGAACGGGGCGAAGGTAACAACCCGTTTGATATTGGGGTCGATGGATTCAAATTTGATAAATAGATTTTAAAGCGAAGGGCCAAGCTGCAACTTGGCCCTACAACACAACCAAAACCATGCAGGAAATAGTTATGTCAGATAAAGATCTTAACACATTAATTAAGATGCCACTTAAAAATATTTTTGAAAGTGAGTATTGGACTCAGCGTTTTTTAATTTGGGCTAAAAACAACAAATGTGGCCTTAGAATAAAACAGGGAGCGGTAATCTAATGGACGATGAAACGTTTGAAATAGAGCTTTCAAAGGCTGGCGTTCTAGCGGCCAGAAAGCTTTTTCATTATGTAACCGAAGATGATTTATATAAATTTGGTTATACCAGTGATGAAATTGAAGCGCTTGGTGAGTTGTTTTTAGAGCTAAAAAGCAATGTAGAAACAATTGAAATGATGGAGGGGTAAGTCATGGCCATAATTATGACTTTTAGAACAGAGTTGGAATGTGATAATGATAAAGTTCCTGAGCTGCTCGAATTGATGGGTGTAAAGCTTATAGAAAGACCAAGCAATGTTGATAATGAGCCTTGTGTTTTTACTATAGAAGCACCTGAAACATGCCCCATTGATTTCCTTAAAGAAAAGATGAAAGAGGTTATTGAGTGTGAAAATAGCCAATTTCCTGAGATGCATCGATGCTATCAAACTTTAAATGAAGGTTATGACACTAATGAAAAATGGTACAAATAACATAGCCCTTAAAACATTTAGTTTTCTAGACTATGAATCGCAAGATTTATTAAAAATTAATGGTGAAGTGGTTAGGATAAAAGCTGAAAGCCATCATCACGCTAAAATTCTATTTTTTGAAGATGGAATTTGTGACAAGGCTGAGAACTGGACTAACACTGGTAGTGCTACATGGTGTTGGGAAGAAATGAAAAGCTAACACCAATTAACCAACGGCCAATAGTTGACACAACTTAAAAAGTTTTCAACTATTGGCCTTTAACTTTTAAGGAGCCAAACATGTTAGGGATTACTAAAATACTGGTGGCGTTACTGCTAATTGCTATGACGATCATGCTAACAATTAGTTTTAATTTGATTGGGTTCTTGATTGGGGTAGGCATTACCATTGTCTTAAATGGCACGTTCAATCGAATAGATAGAAGAAGGGAAAAGCAGCCGTAATGGCTGCTTTTTTGTTTAGAGGATATATGGAGGGATTACGGTAGGAATATCGGTTGGTGCGACACTGTCATCATCCAAATAGACTCTTGGATCATCATTTTCAGCGCTTACGCTTACCCGGTTCGTTGATGACGGCTTAATATCTGTGATGATCACAAACGTACACCACTCATCAGTTTTACCAAATGCGAATAGCGGTGGTTCCATAGAACCATCAAGCACCGGCTCAAAGTCTAAGTCTCGATCGATAACCACTTCGTTAGCACTATTACCTTTAATGGCCGTATAAGGCCCCGATAATTTACCATCTGGTTTTCTAAGTGAGATTACATGCGATTCACCTTCAGCCCATTCAAGATTAGCATCAAGATAAAGTGTCCGGTTAAATACAAACTCAACACGGCCTGTTTGTTCAAAGCCGGGGATTTGGTCAGCCACCGCACAATAATCTAGGTACCGCGAATTTAAAGCGTCCATCTCTGTTTTAAATTCAATCTTAGAGCGCCTGTATCGGCGTATGCGGCGTTTCCGCATGCCTAGCTGATATGCCTTATTCCTGTCTGTTACACCAAACGCACGCACCTTTTCAGGGTTGTAACCATTGTCACCGGGCAATAAGCACAAAATGGTTTCAGACTTCCATGTAACAGGGCTAGTAAACTCAACCTCTACCCCATCTGGCTCATCTTCATCAATCAGTTTTGAGCTTTCCTCAATTAACCCTATGGTGTTATCAGGCGTGTACATATATTGCGGTTGAGTGCGCTGCTGATCACGTATTGGTGTGATTTTTCCGTAATCAATAACTGGCTCAGAAAAGCCCGGCAACAATACGCGCTTAAGCGCTTCAAGTACCGTGGTTTCACTATCGAACACCGCGTTAAATTCATCACCTCTTGGGTGCCAAATGTTATGCAGCGTTTCCAGTTCATCAAGCCCAAGCTTATCATCACCATGGCCAACACTTTTTGGTATATAAGCAAAAAATGGGGCTATGTCTCTGGTTGGCCTTGGTTGGCTCCACGCACCATTTTCGTACACTGGTAAAATTCTGGTACCGACTACTTTAAATTTATCTTGCGCAGCACTTGCTAGCGCGTTTGTACCGCGAATTTTTACGGCTATGGTCGTTATGCCATCGTACTTGGTTGGCGTTTCTAGTTCACACTTAAGCTTTGTCCAGTAAATATCATCATAAATCCGAGTGTCATTACTAGCCGATGTCACACGCTTTATACGCACTTCAGGACGTATTTTTTGCGGTAATGTGAATTTTACTGTTCGTGCTAATTGATCATTCGTTGAGTTGCTAAAAACTTCATCCGGGAGTGTGGTCCAGTTCTGCGCACCTTCCGCTCGATATTCAATACGCAATGTTACGCTACGGCTTAAAAAGTTACCGTTATCATCAAGCTCACCTAAGCCTTGCGGCAACATAAAGTCACACCATATAGTGTCGGTAACTTCACCAGCAGGGCAAGCAAAGTGAGGGCCATTAAACTGACCATCACCACCACCATTTTCAACGGCTACTGTAGCGTTACTTTCATTTTCAGTAACAAAGCCTGTCCAGCTGGTATCATCTTGTGATTGGCCATCAACTTTATTTACTTGGCTACCATCACGGTCTTTACTCAAAAGCTCAAAATAACCATCATTCTGGCCTTCCAATGTGCCAGAAATAGTTAATATTTCACCCACCTCAAATGGAGGGGTAACTTTAAACCGGGTATAAGCACCAAACTCAGCCTCCCACTCAAGTAAATAAACAACTAACTCGGTACCTGAAAACCAATAAACATAACGGCTATTACCGCCACCTGTGCTTACAGTTCGGCCTTTTAGCTCAATACCTACGTTACCCGATGTAGCACCAACGCCCGACGATGTATAAACGTTTCTGTGCGCTTCATGGCCTGTTACATCTTCACCGGGGCCAAATACTTGGTAATCAATATCACCCACATAATTAGATACTGGAGTATCAGCAATGGTGATATCTTCATCTAATATTTCATACTCGCCCCAGCCAAAACTAAGCATCAGAAACAGGTATTCTTCGTTATTTATATATTCCTTGCGGGGCATGGTTAAATAATCGGGAAAATACTGATGCCGCCCTGCAATTTGCGGAATAACACCCATTAGCTTTGGTTTGTTGCCTTGCGCGTTAACACTATAAATAGAGCTACCATCAGGCGTAGTATTGTTGTAATTGTCAGGTATCTGGTTGGCTGTATAAATAGCCACACCAATAGCAATCACCGCAATGACTGCATAAGCAATTGTTACCGGGTCTTTTGGCTCAATAATTAGCTTTATTTCATCACCGGCTTTAAAACGATATTCACGCCACTGGCTTGGTGGTAAAACCTCACCATTAATAACAGCGCTAAATAACGGTACCACCCTTTCATAGTAAGATGGCACATTATCAACCAGCCATTCGTGCAACGAACTGCCAACATGGCCATGCGTTGGTTCAACAAGTGATTGATCAAGTTTGTTCGGGTAGACCTTAATATCAACCTTCGTATTCATAAAACTTAACCCCAATAAAAAGGCGTTTAAAATCGGCAACCTTAATGTGTGAGGCACCATTTTTTCTTGATGTGTGCAAAACCCTTAGCTCACCGTCTATAACTTCGCATGTTCCCATATGCACTAAGCAATTAAGCTTAAAACCACACGCAATAGCGCCCGGTTTAGGGTTGCATACTGAAAATTCATCAACGATTTGCTTGTAAGCAGTAGTAAGGGTGGGTTTGTCATCTGGGTTTATATGCCCAAACGACTCAAATAAAGGGTGGCCGTAATGGTGGTGGAGTCGATGCCGGGTCATACCCCAGCAATCAAACCCCAACATATCACGACCACCATCTACGTAAGGCACACGCAAATAGTCTTTAATCGTGTAAGGCATAGTATTAACTAAAGTATTTAAGCCCCGGTGCAAGTTGGGGGGTATAGCGCGCTCTTGGCCATGCTCGATTAATTAAATCTGCAAATGACGCAACAATATTCGCGCTTTTACGGTTGGTTTTAGTATCTATCACATTCATGGTGATAGGCGGGTCAGCGGGTTCTGTTAAATCAGATTTAGTATAAACACGGTAAGTGCAATAAACGGGTTTGCCGTCTTCACGCGCATCTTTAATGCGGCGCTTAGCTTCACCCGTTACATTATCTATTTGAAACTGCAAAGACTGTCTTGACTTCATGCCGCGCTTAGGGAGTGACAGCCCCAAGCCACATGCAGTAAATGTCGCCTGTTCGCCATTTTCAAGTGTTAGCTCTAAATCATCAAAACCTTGGCACAAGTACATCTGGCCAAAAGACTCACCAAACAAATGTAAGGTATGAATAGGTAAGTCATTGGCCGGAGCACTTGCATAAACAACTTCAAGTGCTTTACTCATAACTGATATTTAGACTTAAAGTAATCGATAACTTTAGCTAAATGTAATGAATTTGATTCAGATAAGATATCATCATATAAAACAATTGTTTCTGCCATCTCACATTTAGCCAGCGATGTTTGGCTATCGTTTTGACCTAAAAACAATGATGGTTGAATATTTGGCGAACTACCAGTTGCTGCATTGATTGTCGCCAGATCATTTGGACTTAATAGCTTAGCTTGATTGTTATCATTATCAAAAGATCCAATCAAAATAATCCATTCACCCATGGCATTTGAAACGTTATGTGATGCATTTGCATCTACACCACTCATGCTAAATGTACTTGCTGTTGATGATGAGAACATCGGAACACCAGAAGTACCCAGATTACCAGTTGCGATTAAGTTGTTATTCACCCCTGCATTGCCTGTTATTTTAACAACCATTGCATATGTAAAGCTTCCTTGGTTAATTGGCATGTCATCTACTTCTCGTTTCAAACCACCAATATCTGCACCATTGCCATCAAAAACAATGGTGTTATGACCATTCAGCCCGTTGTTCTTAATTGATGGACCATGCTCTCTTGATGGTGCCTTAACAAAATTTGCTGCTGATGGTGATTTATCAACTAGTACTAAATCACCTGATTGGTCATAAAATATATTTCCTTCTCCCGCATTAACCCAAGCTGATAAATTAGGTAAATTGTAAATACCTTCAGCCAAATCTGTAAGAATAGGTAAGTTCGGGTTCTTAAATGTAACACCTGTAAGTTGTATAAACTGTGGCATTTTTCACTCCTAAATTGATTTTTCAAAAGCAACAGCCCAATTTGGTAACTTGGTGCCGTCAAAATTAGCGGTAGTTAAATCAGAATCTCTAAGGTTACCTGTTGGGTAATCATAGGCGTATGATATAAATCGGTTGGCACCTGTGGGTAATGCGTCTAAAGTTATTTCAACCGTATTCTGATTTTTTATTTCAACAAGTGCTATGCTTGCGCTATTTTCATCATCCTTATAATGAAACCCATAGTTCTGTACTTCTGGCAGTAGATCGATGTCAAAAATTAAAGGACCAACAGGTACATTAAAAACAATTGTTATAACCTTCCCGTTAATGCTTATATCTTCAGGATATAGTGGTTTCCAATCTTCTCCAGACAAAACTGCCTTTAACACTGCTCCCTGCTTTTCTCCCAATAATCTGTAGCCTTTAGCGGTTAAATGTACGCTATCAACAAAGTCATATTGATATTTTGGTTGTGTTAGAAAACACTTTTCAATGGCAAGTGATACAGATAATTGATCATTCATTACTTTATGACCATCACCGTTTCTTGGGCATGGCTTTTGGTCAATTAAAACCACAATATCATCGCTTTGATTGGTGATAAGAGGGATATCACTTCGGTAATCATTGATAAACTGACTCAAATCTTGGTCATAATTTAAATTGTTTATATTTGTATCAGCCTCACCGTGCGTTACGAATAACGCTTTAACTCTTAGGCTCCATCCATAAAGTTGACAAATTTCTCTGGCTCTACTTATTTCATCCATACAATTTTGATATGGAACGGTACCCTTCTTTATTTGATCATAAGATCGACCTCCAGCACCATGAGTTCTATATAGCCAAGTGTGATTAAGGTTTTTCTCGCCACTTAAAAGAGAGTGCAATTTACTAAGCATCCCTGAACCTTGCGTCTCTCCAACGCGAGCGCCATCGAAAACTTCTTTAATACCTGTGAAATGTGTTATTTCTTGAGTGTTTACAGGTTGGGTCTCTGTACTTCTAGTTCCGGTGTTGAACATTAGGCAAAACTCAGATACACCTTCTAGTTTGCTGACCGTTGCTTGATCAGGGATATCATTATCTTTGTAGTAAACAGCACCACCACCAACGCTTAACGATTGACCTGCATGAATAATCATGTCTATAACTTTATCTTTAGGCTGCGAAATCGTAGTTTCATAAAAAGCGTTATAAACATATACGTTGTCTTTATTCTCATAACGATTATCAACAAAAGTATACAAATCATTTAGCTTGGCTAATTCTTCGCTAATGTACTGTATGCTTTGATTACATAATTTAGCGAAAAGATGACCTGACTCTTTTAAGCCTAAACCTACCTTTCCTCTTTGATCAGTGATACCCCACACAAAAGAGTCACTAAATGGGTTACTGTTGAATGTTTCATTGTCTCTTATAAGCTTAACTTTGCCAGAGCGCGTAATACCTATAGCAATACGATCATCATCACCTTTTACGCCCCAAACGTATTCTGTTTCAACGCCCGGTAAATCAAAAATGTCTTTAGTAATACTATCTTTTAAATCAGCAGTTGGAATTAGATCAACTTCGCCGTTTTCATTTACACCAATTGCAACTCTTTTTTCACTATCTATAACAGCCCAAGAGAAATCTTTAGAGTAAGAATCGTTACCTATAGAGCTTGATACAGACTTTTGAACAAACTTTATGTACTGCTCTAAAAAACTTGCTTTAGGTACAGATATTAGCGTGTCATATGCTGAGCGTTTCCAACTACCTGAACCTGATTCGCCAAGCTTTCCGTACAAACCATTGTTATCAGGGTCAAGATCATCCCAAACTTCAGCAAGGGTATCTTCAGAAAAATTCAAGTTAGACTCCATGTCTAGCTTTGTTTTAAATGTTTGTCGTCCCTGAACCATTGCTTGTATGGAAGAGAATGTGTCTTTGATAGACTTTGAAATACTGTCTTTAGTAACACCATTTACTTCAACAGTAACATCATCACCTCCTGAAAGAATGTTGTTTAATTGAACTAAAAGCGATTCAAGCTCTGTAATTAAACTGAAAAAAGTAGCCATTATTTATTCCTGATATTTGTCTAAAGCATTTTCAACACCATTAACAAAGTCGGTTAACGTGTTAGGTTTTAAAGCACTATTTACTGCCTGCTCTTGGGTCGAGGAGGTATATTTCTTAATCTCAATATCTGATTGGTATTGCCATTTCCCTGAACCAAGTGGTTTAAAATTTTCAAGAGGAGACTTAATAAAGCGAACTTGATGTTCAACTAACCCTCTTGGAGTTAGCACCTTCATCAAAAACCAAGTCATTCCTACCTCTTCAATGAAATCTTCAAAGATATTTGCTTGATTACGACTTAAGCGCCACGTTGCTGCCATCATGGTTGGTACGCTGTCATACAGTTGCCGCTGTCTTGCTCGGCCACTGCCCATTTCAGTGCGTAATATGTTTGATTGCTGCTTGAACGAGGTGCTACTTAAAAGTGGATATTTTAAGCCTGTTCGGTATTTGATCACACGTTACCTCCCTTGACGTTGAACGCCGTAAACACCTTCTAAGGTGGAGGCAATGTCACCGCCAAAACTAATGTTTGAAACAAACACGTTTATGATGTCTTCTTCACCCATTTTGTTTTGCTCGTACTGGCCAGCGCGGCTTGCGTCTTCAATTAGGTTTACAGTTACGTTTGAACCTGATGCACCTGTATTGATTTTTTCAGCCGCTTTTGACACTTCCACGTTTTGCTTAGGTGACAATACTGATTCACCACGCTGCAAGAAGTAGGTTGCATCATCACGAACGTAGCCAAGACCACCGTGCGCAATACCTTGTGGCATTGGCTGATTTTTAATGGCCATGACATTCATCATACCCATGGCAGTAATCGCACCAGCTGCAATTGGGCCAGCAATTGGCCCCAGCTCTAACGCCTTACTCGCTGCCACAAACGTACTTACAAGGGCTTGCCCTGCTGATACCATCTGGTGCAGCCTAAAGGCTTTTTTGCTGCTTTGAGCAGCTTGTGACGTTAACTGACCACCAATTTCAAGCCCAATAGCAACCCGGTCAGCACCCGATGCACGATCCATTTCAACAAACTGGTTTACCATTTGGCCGTATTGGCCTGTATGTTTAAGTTGGATATTTCGCTTACGGTCTGCGTGGGCGGCTTCTTCGGCTTCTAGGCGGGTGTGATAACCTTGTAACTCGGCTATTTCTTCATTCCAACGGTCACGCCGTTCTTGGTCTTCAAGCTGCCTTGCTTCGTTAGCACGTTGTACGCGCTTGGCTTCTTCATCATTCTCAATTTGAGTGATGCGCTCTTCATGCGCTTGCTTGCTTTGCTCAAGCAAAATATCTTTTTCAAACTGATTAATTTGGCCAGCAGCCCATGCTTGGTCTATCCATTGATCACGTTGCGCGTAATGATTTTTTTCAACATCAATTTCTGATGCCAGTGCATCACGTACACGCTGTAGATTTTTAGCTGCTTGCTCAGCATCGGCTAACGGGTTAGTTGGCTTTTTAAAACCTGTATTACCACTGTTCTCCCCGCCTTGACCACTGATTTCAGTTGGAGCTGTAGGAGGAGGCGTATTGTCTCCTTCACCATCCCAAACGTTACCAAAGCGTAATTTTTTATAACGCTCTTGGTTTTGCTCAAGTCGTTTATTTACGTCATCAATGCTTTTTTTAATTTTCTCAACAACTTCTTGGTTCGTACCAGAAAACATTGAGAAAATACCGTGGCTATAACCATACTTAGGGCCACTTTCGTATTTTTTTAATTCAGCATTAAGCTCGGCAAGGGCTTCTTTATCTTCAGTGATTTTGAGCGCAAGGCCATTTGTAGTTAAAGGATCATCTCTTAACGTATCAAACGCCAGCGTTACATTTTCAGCCCAATCTTGAAAGTAATCACTTATATCTTCAACAACTGGAGTCAAGGCTATAAGGCTGTTTCGCAATGTAATACTGCTTGTAGCGCTTATATCTTTTAGTTGTTTATCAAGCTCTTTACTCTCTTTTATCATGTCTTCATTTAGCGCGCCGCCAAAATCGTCCATGCTATTAGCTAGATCAATAAAACTTTTGGCACCATCGTCTGCCACTTCTGACAAGCGCTGGCCCGTATCACCGGCTATTTGTTGTAAATAAAGATTTCGCTCAGTTTGCGAGTTAACCTGAGACAGCGCCTCCATCATTTTGATGAACATTTCATCGGGCTTTAAACCCTTAAATTCATCAACACTGATGTTAAGCTGCTCGAACATATCAAGCGCTTCGCCACTACCTATGGTTAAAAGCTCGGTAATACGCTCACTGGTATCAGATAGTAACTGGCTAAATTCATCTTGCCCTACGCCATACTGACTCGCAGCAAAAGCCAATTTATCGAATCGGGTGGTGTTCACATCAAGCGAACGGGCCACCCTGTCCATTTCTGTAACCGCTTTGGCATTTTCTGCCGCCATGGCTGAAATAGATGTAACACCCGCTGCCACAGATAAAGCAAGGCCAGCTGCAGCCCCTTTAACCAGATCAAAACTTTTTTGACTGCTAAACATTGCATCATTTGTTTTACGCGCAAAAGTATTGGCGCTGTTAGATGCGGTTTCTAGGTCTGCCTTAAAGCCCTTACCATCGGCAACGAGCTTTACTATTAGGTCTTGTACGCTTTTTGTTGACACTTTATAGCCCGTCTATGATTGCAAGTTGTTGTTCTGGGGTTTGCTCTTGGCGTGGTGCCAGTGAAAAGTCTTGTAGCTTAAGTGGTTTTCTAACGTTGCCTGATGTGTTCGCTATTACAGTAGCAAGGTTTGAAAAGTAATAGTCTTGCACAGCAAAACCATCTGGCTCTAAATCTAAGAAGTCGAGCCAGTCTTGCATCAAGCTTGATGGCATTTGTTCGAGCAAACCATCTACATCCCAAATGCCAAATAGCTTGGCAATTCGGAATGCACTTACACGGTTTGGGAGTTCAGCTAGCCGATTTACTTTTTTTCAGCAGCTTCTTTTTTTCGATATTCACTGTGAAGGTGATCAAGTCCTGATAATTCACAAACTGCGTCATGAATAAGCACAAGGTTCTTATCACCTAATGACATCAGTTCTTCACGATCATCTTGATTTGAAATATCAAACTCAAGTTTTAGTGTTTCTTCATCACGCAAGCCATGACAAACAACCGACAATGTTAACGTTGCATAATGATTGCTTTTAATTTCGCCGCTTTGTTGCAATTTGATCACTTGGTTTAAATAATCAAGCACTAAAGCTCGGCCTTTTGCATCAAGTTCATAAACGCGAATTTTTCCGTTCGATAGCTCTACTTCTTTACTATCGAGCGGTGCAGCAGCTCTTAATTGATCACGTAAACCCATTATGCTTCCACCCATGTGCCGCGTTCAATTTTACCAGACAACTTAAACTTAAATTCTTGAGTCATATTCTCGTTAGCGGGTAAAGGCTCGCTTACGCCAGTAAGAATGGCTTTAAATTTGCGAGTTGGGTTGTTCACAATTGGGTAATGCATTTCATACAGGCCCATGTGCTTTTCATCGTCATCGATGTTGGCAGCATAAAACTCGTCTTCCATTTCTTTGGCCTGTACGTTTTCAGCCTTTTTAAAACGGATTTTTACGGTTAATTCACCAGGTTCTAACTGGCCGCGCTCATACGTACGTGCATCACCATCGTCTTCGCATGCGTATGTGGTGTCTTCTTGCGTATCTCGTGTTGGTGACAAGCCATCAATTTCAATGATTTCACCGACCAAATTACTGGTTTCAACTTCACCAGCAGTCGTTATACGATAAAATTTAGTGCGTTTACCTAGTGCCATGATGGCTCCTTAATTGTCAAAAATAACGTCAAATTCAAGTTCCATTAAACCGAGCGTTGCAGTTGACTCGGTTACATAGTCATACCCAGAAAGCTGGCAGCTTTCGACTAGGCCGTTTAAATCTGGGTTATCTTCCATGGTTTTAATTACTGGGTCGCTTAGGTCATCAAGCGCCCCATCAATATCAATTGGTGCAGTAGCAAACAACTGGATAGTTAATTTTGTTACGTGGTTGTCCGAACCATGTTCCGGGTTAACTTCACCAGTCTCAAAAAATACCGAGGCAGCTGGGAATTCATCTTCATTTTCACCAAAACCAGCAATTCTGTGGCTATAAACATTCAGTGCATTAAACACCAGAGCGCCATCTTCATGTTTTGCGGATTTAAGAAGTTGAGCCACTTCTTGTCTTATTTTTTTGTTTATTTTCATTTGCTCAACTTATCGATTCGGTATTTAAGATCTTTTACTAGCAAGCTTGGGAAATACTCGCTCACTATATACTTGCTGTGTTTGTCAGCTGCTTCGGTAATGCTTCCGCTAATTGGTATTTTTGCTAAATCAATCGGGTAACGTTTAGAAGTCTTACGCTGTAAGATATGCCAGCGTCCACTATCTAAGCGCTGTAAAAATGCGTTAGCAAATACATGACGGCCAACACGAATGGCAGTGTTGCCGCTGTGCTGTCTTTTTGCATAGCGCCCGCGCTTATCACGCTGAGCACTACTTACTAAATACTGTTTGTTTTTACGCTTAATTTGCGTACGTGCTTCGCCAATGTGTATGGCTGGAATGGCTGTTCGGCCAATGATAACTACAGCAGCACCCTGTTTTTTACGCTGTATCACGCGAATTTTGCGCTTAATCAATGATGATTTAAGGCGCTCTTTTTTCGCGGTGTCACGGCTAACCAATGTACTCAAACGCTTTGAGCTGCGGTTTAGTGCGCGGTTTCTGGCAAAAAGGGCTTGGCGGCTATTTAGCTCGTTTAATTTACGTTCGAGCTGTTTGGCTTGCTGCTGTAGTTCCATTTAGTTCACCAACTGAATAATGAGATCACCGGCTCTTACTTTGGCTGAGTGAATTGAGAATACTTCGCCAGTACTAACGCGGGTGATTGACTCGCGGTTCTTGCGTGGCTTTGGCCCTTGCCAATTAGCAAATGGCACACTCAATTCATAACCCAAGGTTTCAGCGCCATCTAAAAAAATAGGTGTGTCACCGATCACCCCTTCAAAGTTTGGCCGTTCAATCTCTGATTGCATAGAGAAGGTTTCACCAAAATGCGCCTGATCAATTGAATCAATCTGGCGCATTAAGTCATCAAACTTAAGCGTCATCTTCTTCGTCTTCTACTTCATCGGCGTGACCGCCATCAAGCAGCTCTTCGGCAAAATCAGCTGGTAACAAGTAAGGCTGGCCACCACGCAAGACTCGTTTTTCACCATCACCTAATCGCTTAGTTTCGATATTCAAGCCTTTTTTGATTTGCACTTTAATCGTAACAATATCGGTTTTTTCACCGCGTTCTTTTAAAAAGTCTTCACGCGCTTGGTCACCATCTTTGGTGGCATCTGGCTTGCCGTTGTTACTTTCACCATCTTGGTCATCGTCATCTGATAACAGCTCTTCTAAACGGGTTAGCTCTTTTTCTAAGTCGGTGTTTGTGCCTGAGCGATTAGCTTTATCAAAAACAACGCCCTTATCAGTTAGCGCTTTTTCAACAAAGTCTAACTGCGTGTTTAATTCGGTTTTATTCATGGGATTACTCCGATAAAAAAAGCGGCCATGAATCGTGGCCGCTTTTGGTTTTTTCTAGCTAGGAGGACTAAAAGTTAATTAAACTCGTGCGTAGCAGACATCATCTGCATCAAGTAATATTGGTAAAGGTGAGGCTTGTGTTTGTAGCCACTCAAAACTTGGATTGTCTGTGTACCAGTTAGACGGGTAGCGCGTAGTTTCAACAATGCGGTTTGCGTTAGCTTTTGCATCTTGAATACCGCCGTATGCCATGTAAAGCTCAACATCTGATGAAGTAACCATTACGCCATCTTCATCGATATAAAGCGCATCATTACCGTCGTCACCTTCAAATGCACCAATGTATACATAGAAGTCATACACGCCAATTTTGCCAACCCACTGAAAGCTCTCATTGCTTAATGGGCCAATTTCAGCGGTAGACATAGAGCCGCGTCGCGTATCAAGAGCTTCTTTAACAGCCTCGAACTTTTTAAATGTACGCCACGACTTCTTACCCATAGTTACATGATTGCCAATCACGTTAATGCGGCTAGCCCAATCTTCAATGTCATCCATTGGGTCGTAGGTAGCAAAGTCTTGGTTTTCCCACTTTTCTGCGCCAATCAGGGTTACGTTGTTTTCAGGCGAACGGCCATAATCAACGTGTACCGCTTCAAAGTCTGGGCCTTCAAGTGTTACACCACCTGTTTTTAACACTTCACAAACCAGCCACTCTTCACGGCGCTCGATTGACTCTTCTTGCTCAATAAGAATGTCTGCACGAATGGCGTCTAAACGTTGATCAGGTGACATTTCACCAGCAAGTGCCTCACCCGGTAAACGTTTTAATAGTCGGTCTGGTGTTACAACATCGGTTGGTTTTACGTAAGCTGGGGTAACAGATGTCATGATACCGCCACTCGCTTTGTTAGGCTTACCAGCAATCATTGGTGACACCAATGGTGCTAAATTACGACCTTTTTTAATTTTATCGAATGCGACTTCTTGCGTGTTGAATGTAACCACACCTTTTACCAGTGTTTTGGCTAACGCTGGTACATAACGCGCTGGTAGCTGTTTTTTTAGTGCAATAAGCACTGCAGTTGCAATTGGTTTTAACATAAATGTTTTCCAAATAAAAAAAGAGCCAAAACGGCTCTTTTATAGTGAATTTAAAGTGCGGTTAAGCAGGTGATTGAACGCTGATAGGCGTACCAGCAAATAAACCCACTTTAGCGGTTGCTGACATACCCGCAGGGTAAGCAACAAAATTAGGATCAATACAAATTGATTTAATAGCAGCATGCTTTTTAGCACCCGCTGTTGCATCAACTGCAAATGATGATAATAGGTGCGCCGCTGTTGCTGCGTCACCCGCTGCTTTGTAGTGGCCCGTTGCAGCATCGAACACTAGCGGAGTGAACTTTTCAACTACTTCACCCGATGCAATAGTGATTTCTTCGTGAGTAATTTTAGTATCACCCGATACGGCTTGAGTATAATCTAGCTCTTCTTGCATGATTATTTAACTCCTGTAGCTTTAGTGAAACTCGCAGCAATGGCAGCTGCTTGCGCTTCTGGTGAATCGTCTTCGGCTTCTTCATTAAGAACAGAATCAGCTGAAAGTTCTGGGTGCTGCTCATTCGCCATAGCTTGCTTAAATGCATCGCTTTGGCTATTAGCGCCTTTGCCTTGATCATCTTTTGGCGGCGCTACTGCTGCCACTTCTTTTGCTGACGAGCCTAAGATTGCAGCTGCTGCGTCAACACTTAGATCAGTTTCGTGAGCTAAGTAATCAGCTAGTGTTGCGCGGCCTTCTGCGTTGGCATGGGTTGTAATGCCTTTGATGCGCGCACGTTCTTCAGCGCGAGCATCTGGCTTTTGACCTTGCTCTGCACCTTGAGCGTTTTGTTTATCTTTATTCGGGTCCATAACAATTCCTGTTTGGTTTGATTGAGGGGTATTAACAAACTCGATAAATTCATCAAGAATGGTGTTGCTGCTGACAACTGCATCAGCAAGGCCAGCGGTGACGGCTTCTTCGCCTGTAAAGCATTCGGCTTCGGTGTTTAACACATCGGCCACACTTAAGCCTGTACCGCGTGAAACTGCCGCAGCAAATTGACCACGGGTTTTTTTACAGTCTGCTTCAATTTTGGCTTTAACTTCGGCTGGTAAGCTTTCGTATGGGTTGCCATCAACCTTGTGCTTACCATCAAAGACCAGCGTCATTTCGATACCAAAGTCGTTTAACGCTTTTTCAAAGTTAGCGTGAACAACTAAAACACCGACTGAGCCAAGGCCACCACTTTGCGTCACTAAGCGGCGAGTTCCTTGTGCGTGGAGCCATTGACCAGCGGAATAGGCCATATCATCTGATAGTGTCCATACGGGTTTGTCTTTACCGCAATCAGCAATAAGATCCCCTGTATCTGGGCAACCAAATACGGTACCACCAGGTGTATGAAATTTTAAAAAGATGCCTTTTACATCTGGGTCATGACGGGCATGGGTTAATTTGCGTTTAATTACGTCATAACCCGTTGCGTACTTTGATGACCAGCCAAGGTTATGAATTAGCGCACCATACACATTGATAATGGCTATGCCTTTTAAAAACTCGTAAGGCTTGTATTCGCTGTTTTGGCTAACAATGCCTGTCACCATGGCAAACTGCTGCTCGCTCATTTTAGAAGTATCAAGGCTTGCGTTAATAGTTGATAAGCTAGATACGTGACGCGCATCCATCAGCACCGGGCAATGATTAAATTGGCTAGCTATCTGTGGCATTTGTTTTACCTTTAGGTTGTTCGTCTGGTTGTTCTGGTGCTAGCATTTCTGCTTTTATCCAGCTTGGTGGTGGTAAGCCTTTATCTTTACGTAATTGAACTTCGCGCATTTGCTGCTCAAAAATATCGATATAATCTTCACCAAGTTTTGCCAGTTCTTTTTGATATGTAGATAAGCCAGATTCGATAAGTAAAATCGACTCTTTAACTTCTTTAATACCATCAATTGATAAGCGGCCTGAGCCAATCCAGTTACAACGACATAGCGCAGAACGGGCTTGCCAAAAGTTGGTACCGCGTGGGAGTTTTACAATCCCTTTAGCAATGGCCTCTTCAAACCACAATGAAAAAATAGCCGTGCCTTGGCGTGAAGCTATGAATTTACGGTCACCCATAAAGTAACGGTAACTTTCGTTTAAAGCAGCTCTCGCGCCGCTGTAACTTGAGTTTTGAAAGTTATGAGTAAATTGCTCAAGTGAAACACCTGTACCCGCAGACATATACTGCAAAAAGCTGTTTTCTAATTGAGCGTAACCGTTATCGGCATTGGCTGGTGTTTTTAAGTTTAAGCTTTCACCGGGCAGCAAGTGCGGGATTTTCACCCCGTTCATGCGAATGTTTGCGCCTTTGTGGTACTTATTAACTGAGCCTAACCAGTTCCATAGATTTTTTTGTGCTTCTTCACCGCCAGTGATGAAGTTAAATGCTTGCTCTGAATCTAACTCTGATTCAATTGTTGCTGCATACATGGCGTTAACAATGGCGTTTTGCAGCTTGGTTTGCTGCAATTTATCAAGCATGTGCATCTGACTCATGATGGTCATTAAGGTATTGCTACCACGCGACTGGCCATCATCACGCGCATCAAAGATATGTATAAACTTGCGCCGTCCCCACCATGTTTCTTTTGGTATGTAACGAACGTTATGATCAATGATACCAAATGGCATATTACGGCTAGTGTCGGCTACGTAAAAACCAACCGAATTGCCGTGTTTGCCATGCTTAATACCGCCTTTAATTTTTGCATCGTAGTCTGTAACGTTTGCCGGGTTACGAACTCGCTTTGGCGAGATCATTTTTATGGCGGTTGAATAATCAGAGTGACGGCGTGGTATCCACTCTGATGCACACATTACGTCACCGTAATTAAAGTGCTGAGTGATACCCGCACGGATCAGCATGGTAAAAGTACGCTTTTGCTCTGCATCAATATAGCAGCGCTCATCTTCTGCGAACTCTAACCAAGCAGACTCAACATCGGTTTTAACGGCCATGAACTCTGACTCTGACCAACCTAGCCTACGCCACATTGGTTGCCAATCGAGTTTAAAAATATTCCCGACAATGTTGTCTAAGTGCAACCGCAAGCCATTTGATGCATAGGCATTATTACGAACCAGATCATCTGACCGGGCGTTGCTTAAATCGAGCGTGGGTAGTAATGCTGCATCTTCGGTTGATAGCTGGGGTGTCCATTCGCTTAGTTGACCACCAAAACCTTGGCTACCAGCTTCAAAGCCTGACATTTGTCTAATAGGCTGGCCTGATGGATGCAGGATTTCTACTTTAGTACTCATTAAACTACTCCTGCAGGGGGTCTACGTCGACCAGTTCCTAAGTTGCTTTCTAGACGATTAATTTCGTTTAAAAGGCTTTGCTTATCTGCTGGTTCAAAATCAACGCGCCGCCCATCTTTTTGCATAACCTTGACTGATTTGCCAAGCAATAAGTCTTGGTATGCTTTTCTCATTGCTATGAGAAGTTCTTGATCATTCATTTTTTATCCAGCTCCTAGAGCTTCCAAATCTACGCTTTCACCTTCGCTAGCAGTTGGCTTTGCTAGTTCAGATAGATTTATACCAAATCGGCTGGTCGATATGCGTAAAGCTGCAAGGGCATAAACTAAACAATCGAGTGCTTCGTTTCTTCGTCCCTCGTTACTCCAACGCATATTGCCGTTAATTTCTACTATCCGCTCGGAGGC